GCCATGTCAATAACTTTTACCAAGTTGTGGTCAGATAATAAACCTGTTCCAAAGTATAAGTTAGATTTTTCAGCAGCCATTGCAGTATTGTCAGCTAATCCGTTAGCAACAAAGATTTTTACACCATCAAAAGATAATGCTCCGTTGTTCCACCATTGAGTACCTTGTGCGTTTGTACCATTTGCACCTAATCCTGCAGCTCCAAATCCTCCTAAAGCTCTTACATAAGCTCTTGCGATGTTTTGAGATACATATAAGTATAAATCCTCTTTTCCGTAAACAGAAGAAGGAATAGCATCAACGATTTTTCCTAATTCAGCAATTACGTTAGAAGCATCAACAGTTGTTCCAACAACATCAATTACATCAGCATCAGCAGTAGCTAAAGTAACTAATCCATCAAATTCTCCTGCAGTAGCGTTAGCTCCTGACCAAATAGTTTCTTCTGTTTTTTCAGCAACTTTAGCAGCTACATGAGCAACTAAGAAGTCTTGAAAGTTTGGAGGCAAGTTGTCAAATGCAGAGTAACCCATAGAAATTGCTTCCCAATCAGATACGAAATCTTTTTTACAAAGCTCTAAGTTTACTTGAAATTCTTCAGGTTGAAGGATTCTTTCTGTTAATGTAATAGTAGAAGTTGGGTCGAAATCACAAGTAGCATCTTTTAATAATGCATCTGTAGACAATTTCTTAATTACTTCTTTGTACTTTACGTTTGGTTTTACTGTAATTCCACCATTTTCAATGGTAGAGGCGGATAATAATGCAGCGGAAATATATTTACCTGCAAACTCTCCTGCGTAAGTAGTAGTGATTGATGTAGCCATTTTTTACTTTTTTTATTGGTTTTATTTATTAATTTTAGATAATACAGAATCAAATGTTGTTTTAGGTCTGTTCTGTCCGTAAAGATTTACTTGTCTCTTTTCTACCATAGCTTCAGGATTATGTGATAAAGGCTCTGATGCAGGTTCTTGAGAAGACAATTCTTCTTTTACTTCTTCAGCTAATTCAGCAGGCACTTCAACTTCAGCTTCAGATGACATATTCTCCATAATGGCATCATACATAGCTTTCATTTCAGCAACAGCTTTAGCTAAATCTTCTTTTGTAGCGTACTTATCAGCTTCCTCAACTACATCTTCTACAGCATCTTCAGCTATATCTTCTGCAGGCATCTCAGCAAGACTTTCTTCTACCACTTCTTCCTGAGCAGCTTCTAATTGAACTTCTTCCTGAACTTCAGGTTGAGCTTCAACAGACTCTTCACTTAGGAAAACATTCTTTAGTTTTTCTACAAGTTCTGTGGTTTTCATATATTTAATTGTTAATTAATTACAATATGTTATGATAACTGCATTAGTTATCTTTGTTGTATTTTCGATTAATATTTACTCAGGTAACTTAGTTATACTTCCTATTCCTTGATTAATAATATTCCCATTACAACACTTTCTTGAGTAAGTACCATTCTTACAAAGGCAACCCCTTTTTGATGATTTAGGGCTTGTTCTACTTGGTGTTTCACTCATTTTTTTATTCATCTTCTTCTCTGTAAATTGTTAAACATATATCTACTAAAGGAAAGTATAGTACATGGTCTGTTGTATTAGTTTCTGTGTAATCATACGTTCTTATTCCAAATAATATTCCTGAATAAAAGCCTAAGCTTATTTGCCAACCTGTAATCATTATCCTTGTCCTTTATATGATTTCTTATAATTCTTAGAAGACTTCAGTTTTGATGTCTTACTCTTTGAATGAACACCCTTTCTGTTTACAGATGGTTTTTCATACTTAACCGCAGACTGAACCTTAGCCATCTATTTGTTTAAGTTTAGATATTGCCCAATTAACTCCCGCTGAACCACCCCAAGCATCCCACATAATACCTCCGCATCCTTCTGAGTAAGCAACATCCTTATTCTGTTGGTGTCTTTTAAATGAAGCCATTCTTGCAATAGTAGACCTACTCAACGGCTCTTTGTTAGCTAACTGATTAGCTCTTGTCCAACCCACAGATGTACCGCAAGAAGAACCATTCTCTTTTTTCCATTTTAAAGCCCTCTTAGCGTTGTTTACAGCCCCTTGAGGGTAATCGCTATAAGATTGAAGTTCTACTCCCTGAGCCTCTAAGAATGACTCCTCAAGCTCATAAACCTTAGCTAAAGCCTCCATTTCAGCAAAATCCTCTTCTACAGACTCGTTTGGTCTATTTTTAGAGTTATCAGCAAAGAATCCTTCAATAGAAAACCCCTTTACTTTACCTGTCTTAACAAACTCTTCCCAAATTTGTTCGTTGTTTACTTTAATAGAAACCATCCAAGTTCCTAATGGTACGTTAAGATTATATTTCTTGCTCTTATCTTTCTCTAAATCTTCTACTATCCAAGATTCAACAACAGACATTCCGTTTAATTCGACATCGTGTTCCAATGTTGAATTGTTTTGTTTACCTCTCGATAAAAACAACTCTGAAGCTTTTCTAACTGTATCTTCACTAAAGAAAATATAATATTCTTCCTCTCCATTAGTCCTGTATATTTTTTTGTTAGGTATGAGAGCCGCTCCCATAAGGATTTTCTTCTCATTATCGACTTCAGCCAATTTAACTTCATGGCTGTTTAAAGCTATAAAATCTTCTTCTATAGCAGGGTTCTCAACAATAGAGATAGCTTCTATTCCGCTAAACTCATTTTCTTCATCTATGTATAATTCTATAGTCTTCATAAAATGTTTTATATGATAACTTATATTGTTGTTTTTGTTTTATTTATAAAGTAGCAGACTCAATAATGTTCCTGTCAAGTTCCTGTGCTGTACTAACATCTTTAGCTACAACATAAGTCTTTATAGGTATTTTAGATTGACCCGCTATTGTTTCAGCTAACTGATTAATATTAGACCTTCCAACAACATTAAATAAAGGAGGAGTTGGTG